TTATATAAAAATGATGGTCAAATTGCTGTGATGGTTTGCCAAAAACTGTATAGCATGCGACCACGAACAGAAATTGAAATTATGAGTTTGGAGGAAAAGGAATGACGAAAAACAAACTCAGAGAAACAAAAAGAGCCATTCGTCAGAGAATTCTTTTTTTGACTGGTGATGATGAATCATGGATGAATAATCCAGAAATCGTGGAAGAGGTCCAGAGATTATCAAAACGACTGAATTCTAACCTTATAAACGATAAGCGACCATTACCAAAATTAGAGCCTGACAAGCTGACGAAAGAAGAATATCAGCACTTATTAGACTTAGGTTATCAAGTAAACGATATTAAGAAAGCTCTCGGACTTGGAACAACCACATTTCAAAACTGGCGAAAGGCAAACGGCATAGAAAACATAATTAAGCGAAAAGAAAATAACAAAGTAGAGGAGACAAAACACATGAAATTTAATTTAAATACAGCAATGTTACTTATTTCAGGAAATTTTGGAGTGAAAGCAGAGGAATGTTTAACGATCTCAAAAAGCGGTCTGGCTTTAAGTGGTCCAGTAGTTCAACGATTGAACAAACCAGAATGGGTTCAACTGTATTTAGACGAACAAAACAAAGCGTTATTTGTTTTGCCGTGTGAAGCAACTGCGGAAGGTGCAAGAAGTTGTGTAAGTCCTAAAGTGAATAAAAAAACAGGCTATCGAAAAAGCTGGAATGGTCATGTGTTAAGAAAAGCTGCTGAGGTTGGAGGCTTTAACATTGAAACAGATGTTTACCATGTAAAACCAGAAGAAGTTGAAGGATATCCAAACGCTTTAGGATTCGATTTGACAAAGGCGGTCAAAGTGAATGGGTAAAACTAAATCTAAAATCAAAAAGAAAAAACGTAGACTAAAAGAAAAAGCTATTGCAAACGGCACATACAGCAAGCGAGGGAAAAGCGATGGTATGTATAAAATGCAAGGGACAGATGATTGTCTGGGAAAAAGATAGATTCGGTCATTCAAAAGCAACTTCTTGTCCGCTATGCAACAAAAGTGGGCAAAGTGTTGCGAAAAAGTTAGCTGAAATAAAGAAGAAATAAGCGAAAGGAGTGGAGGTTTGGTCGACCACAAAGAATTCTTTACTCCTTTGAAATTATGCAGAGAGAACCGAAAATACAATTATTTAACGATCATTTTCAAAATTATAAACGATACGGCATACCGAAAGCACAATTAGTTATTGCAGACATACCGTACAACTTAGGTAAAAATGCTTATGCATCCAGTTCTGCATGGTATGAGGGTGGAAAAATTGAAAATGGAGAATCGGATAAAGCGAATAAAAGCTTTTTTGACACCGATGAGAATTTTAGAATATCAGAGTTTATGCATTTTTGCTCAAAAATGTTAAAGAAAGAACCTAAAGAAGTTGGAAAAGCGCCAGCTATGATTGTATTTTGCGCTTTTCAACAGCTTCAAATGGTGATTGATTATGGTAAACGGTACGGCTTTAAAAATCACATTCCACTAGTTTTTATTAAGAAGTCCAGTCCTCAAGTACTAAAAGCAAATATGAGGATCGTAGGGGCTACAGAATATGCACTAGTTCTTTACAGAGAAAAACTTCCCAAATTCAATAACGACGGCCGTATGGTTCTAAATTGGTTTGAATGGGAAACGGATAACAGCTACCCAAAAATACATCCGACACAAAAACCGGTACCCGTTATTAAACGGTTAATTGAAATTTTCACAGATTATGGGGATGTTGTAATAGATCCATGCGCTGGTAGTGGCTCTACGCTTAGAGCTGCGGCAGAACTCAATAGAAATGCTTATGGATTTGAAATAAAGAAAGAGATGTACGAAGTTGCGCAGGAAAAAATGTTGTCAAATATCCCAATGGGGCTATTTATATGAACTGGAGAACAGCTGTCACTATTTTAGAAAGTGAGTGAAGAAGATGATTCCAAAGTTTAGAGCGTGGGATAAGAAATATAAAAAAATGATGAAAGTTAATCAAATTGACTTTGAGAAAAAAACAGTTTGGCTTGAGGCTGATAATGGAGATCATGAGAATAGGCATACGTTGACACGAGAATTTAAAGATGTGATCCTCATGCAATCAACAGGCTTGAAAGACAAGAACGGCGTTGAAATTTTTGAGGGTGATATTGTTCAGTATCGAGATGGAGAATATAGCTAGCTAGGTATCGTTAAAAGAGACTGTTATCAATTTTTTATCGATGGAATAGAACCAGATGACAACTATGATTTTATTGATGTTTCTAATACTTTTGATGGAACTAGTTCTTTAGAAATACTCGGAAATATTCACGAGAACCCAGAGCTATTGGAGGTCGCAGAATGAGCTTTAAAGAAGCTTTCAAAGATGAATATATTGAAATTGACATAAGTAATAACGAAGAAGCAAAAGCTTTCTTTGAAGAAAATGTATATAAAAGGGAAAGAGAAATATTAAAGAAGTCAGAGGGCTTGTTTAAATGTATTGAGGAGGAAGCGGAATGAGTTATGAAAATTACAAAAATTGTGTTGAAGAGGTAAAAGACAAGAACGGTAAAGTAATTAAATATCATGACGTTGTTCGAACGTTACGAGGTGAAATTTTATTAGTCGGTTTTGGAGTAAATCACCATCATAAAACAAAAGGTTTGAATGCCTTTAATAATTTTATTGGTGCTCATGATTGGTTAGATGTTTACCCAGATGGAGAATTAGAAATCCTAGGAAATGTTGACTTTTTTGGGAGGGGCAGCGATGAATAAACAAGAAAAAGAAGATTTAATTCAAGCGCTCTATGATATCGGAGGCTGCGATGCAGAAGATGAATGGTCAAGAGGTTATGACGATGGAGTAAATGCAGCAATTGAGGTCATAAAAGAACTCAAAGTACAGGGAAAAGTCATATTTTCACATGAAGAGAAATTTGTGGCAGATTGGCTTGATGGTTTAAGAGGTCAAATCAGTAATGTTAAGTTAAATTCTGGTGCTGTTTTCATGACGTTCATCGGCAGACAGTTAGAGCGGTACTATGATGAAGAATACTCGTTTTTAACTGAAAAAATAGAGAGCTGGCTTACAGTTCCAAAAAATAAAGTAAAACTAATGAGCGCCATTGACAACGGCTACGAAGTCGAGACAGAGCAATTGTATTATGTGAAGTTTGATATTTTGTATTTGCAGAAGTATTTAGTTAAAAATGTTGAGACAGATCAATTCTATTTATCTAACAATGAAAAAGTTGTCGGTAACTACGAGCAAGTAAGATTCACAGAACAAGAAATCAAAGCAATTGATGAGCGCTATTGGGCTTTTGCTGTGAAGGTGGATGGTGAATAAATGAAACGCAACTGGAAAAGTGTAATAAATAAAGTTAGTGGCATTGCAATAATGATTCTTGTAGCCAAAGCAACCGTGAGCTATTTCGTGTATGGAAATTCCATAACAAGCAGTGACCTTGTTTATTTCCTTTCATGCTCGTTTATTTTGGGATTAGGTCTATATTTAGGAGGTTCAAGTGTATGAGTTATCCAGAAGTTTATATCATAGGAAGGCAAGTCGATGGCGTTTATGTTGAATACTTACATGGAGCAGAGCAAGCCGATTTATTTTTCGATTATACGATAGCTCGTGATGAAAGAAATCATATGAATAAAACCAATATGAAAGATGGCACTTGGGAAATTTTAAAGTATGGTAGACCGATAACGGTCGAATTAAACAATAAAAAAGCCAACCGACCACTGGTTGACTAAGAAGAATATTTTACCAGAAAAGTGGTAGCTTGTGATATGTGAGGTTACTTTGCCCCAAACATTGGTCACAATAAAAATATTTTATCATGAGTAAAGAAAGCTGCCAACAAAAAAAGCCGGATTTCTCCGACTGTGGATAATGTGTGGATAACCTTGTGGGAAAGTCGTTATCATTATACCACAAATCACAAACGGGGGAATCAAAGGATGGTACTTTTTGACGTAAAAAAATATGAAACACCGGATGCAAAGGACGTAGATATGGAGCAAACTAAACATAACGTCAGTGTGTTCCTGTCTGCCTATCTTGCTGCTAGATGTCGTGTTGGCCAGCCGAGGGAACCAAAAGTAACAGCTTCATTCTCTTTGGTTCCACCATCAACGGCCAATAACACTTTTGAAGCCGAGCAAATGTTAATCCAGAAAGAAGAAGCTCAAGAAGAGTTTGATTACCTTCATAAGCTTTTTGTTAGAGGTTACTCTGCGATTCAGCATCCGCACAAACCAGATGTAACGGAGAGAAGAAAAAGAATCTTCTATGATCGCTATATCAACGGCAATCCAATCTATCTAGCAGCACAACGAAACTGTATCAGTGAAGAATCAGTGAAACAAGAATCTAATATGATCATTGTTCAATTTGCTTCGGCACTGGAACTGGTTGCTTTTAAGTAGCCATTTATTACACTTTTTATACCTCTTTTATACACTTTATCTACACTTCATATACCTTCTAAACGAGTTATTATGATAGTGTCAAAAAAATAAGAAATGCGACACACTTACACAAAATTTAAACGGAACGATTGCCTACTTATTTTTTTGATTTGAGATTACAAGGAAGTAAAAAAATTCTACTTTCTTCGTTTAGTCACTTGTGATCTCATTTAGATTCTCTCGCAAACCACCAATTATAAAACTAAAGAAGTGAGGTGAATAACCTCCTCTTTTTTCTACAGGTTTGCAAGTGACACAAATAGTTGCTAGGAATGCAGTAGTAACTACCTGATTCATACTAGTCGAGGTTAGGTATATTGCTCTATCCCAGCATATGACGATAAGAACATTAACCAGATCTCTGCGGCAGCTGCTTACGCACGAGAGCAATTCCTAAACTCATAGAGTAGCAGCTAGGTACGTTTAGGATAAACTTAATCAATTGTTTTTGCTGGTGTTTGATTGATCGGTCACTGTGGTGGAATATAGACCAAACAAGGTGCAAATCCTTGTCAGTGACATAATCATTTTAGCCGTGAAAGTCTGCGAAAGCTACATCCTGAAGGGAAAACATTCTGACGAGAGTGTGTAAAGGTTAATTTGATTTATTAGCAATTGCTAGAAGGTCGCTCCTTCTGGTTTGGCGTGTAGCATTGTGGTAATGCAACTGATTACGTGTGAGATAAGATGCGGGTTCGAATCCTGTCACGCCAATAGGTAGCATAGCTACTTAAATAAATTAGGAAACGTCAATAGATGTTTCTATCCTTCACGAGAGGCATCCACTTGCTGGGTGTCTCTTTTTATACATAAAATTACATAGGAGGTGAGGTCATGGCAAAGTACACAGAGTGGCTGACTGACGAAGGGTTAATTAAAATCGAAGGGTGGGCACGAGATGGCCTCGTCGATAAGCAAATCGCACAAAATGTTGGAGTATCCGAACGGACATTTACCGATTGGAAAAAGAGGTTTTCTTCCATTTCTTCCGCCCTCAAAAGAGGAAAAGAAGTTGTAGATCGTCAAGTTGAAAATGCACTGTTTAAAAGTGCGGTGGGTTATGAATACACCGAAGTTACAAAAGAATTAACAGAAGCGGGCATGGAAGTAACCAAAAAAGTAACGAAACAAGTGGCGCCCAACCCTACATCCGCAATTTTCTGGCTTAAGAACAGAAAGCCTGATGAGTGGAGAGATCGAAGAGAAACCGAGGTTTCAGGATCGCTTAATATTTCCGATGCAGCAGTCGAAATCGAGCAGTTTTTCGAGGATGATTCTACATGAGCCCTAAAAAGCGAAAATATTTGAACCTAATCAAAACGAACCCGGTAATTTTTGGAAATTTAGTGGGGTTTAACGATTTAGGAGAATTGCACAATGATTGGTTAAAGTCTTTTTTGTTTGAGAAAGACGATCAAACGTTATTGGCTCATCGTGGCTCATTTAAAACAACTACCTTGGCGATTGCAATTGCATTGTTGATGGTTCTTTTTCCAAATAAAAACATTATCTTCTTACGTAAGACCGATACGGACGTCGTAGAGATTATTTTGCAAGTGGCAAAGGTTTTATCTAGCAAATACTTTAAAACGCTTGTATTTGCATTATACAACGTTGAATTAGTGCTTTTGAAAGAGACCACCACGGAAATAGATACCAACTTAAAAACATCTAGTCGAGGAACCTCTCAATTACTTGGTATGGGTATTTATGCTTCTCTAACTGGGAAACATGCGGATATCGTTATCACCGATGATATTGTCAACATTAAAGACCGAGTAAGTCGTGCTGAACGAGAGAAAACAAAGCTGCAGTATCAAGAATTGCAGAATGTGAAGAACCGAGGCGGCAGGTTTATTAACACAGGGACGCCTTGGCATAAAGAAGACGCAATCTCTAAAATGCCTAACGTCAAGAAATTCGATTGTTACGAAACAGGATTGATTGACAAAGAACAACGTAAAGCGTTACAGCAGTCTATGACGCCGTCTCTCTTTGCGGCAAACTATGAGTTAAAACATATTGCTGATAGTGAATCGTTATTTACTGCACCAACTTACACAGACAACACCAATCTTATTTATAACGGTGTAGCCCACATCGACGCGGCTTACGGTGGGGATGACAGCACAGCCTTTACCATCTTTAAAGAACAAAAGGACGGAACGCTTATTGGGTATGGCAAGAAATGGCAGAAACACGTTGATGATTGTATACCAGAGATATTGCAACTACACCAACATTACCAGGCAGGAACCTTCTATAACGAAACGAACGGCGATAAGGGATATCTAGCTAAACATCTAATCGAACGCGGTCAATACGTACAAAAATATCACGAAAAAACAAATAAGTTTATCAAGATATCTTCTTATTTGCGGAAGTATTGGAGCCAAATTATTTGGCTTGAAGACACAGACAAAGAATATATAGCCGAGATATTGGACTATACGGAGAATGCAGAACACGACGACGCACCAGATAGTGCAGCTAGTCTGCTTAGAGAAATTAAGAATACAAATAAATGGCTATACTAGAAAGAGGTGAATGATAATGGAGAATGAAAAGGAAAAGCATAAAGCACTTGAGGCTATATACCGTTTTATTAAAGTATATTTTGAATCTGAATGTGAAAAAAGCCCCGCAATGGTTGCGTCCATTGCAGAGCTAATAAAAGCTGTTTACTAGCTTTCAGTTTGTTCTAATTCAATATACAATATTTCGCTGCCGTTTAAGGAAACGGTAGTGCTTCCTTCAAAAACGTAGGTCCTATTGTCAGCAATTACAAATTCATTAAAATTTTTTGCTGTTTTTTCTTTTAGAGTTCCACTTAAATAATAGGAAACCTTTTTAAAATCAGAAACATCAATATAAGTCCCATTTTTCAAATTAATTCGCAACATAATTTTTCACCACCTTTCGTTGACTACTTCAGCAAATTATTGCTGATAACTAAGATTATACCAAAAGAAAGGAGGCTGTAAATGGAAGCCTTACTTAGTGAAGACGTTAAAATTATTGCCAACGCTTTGAAAGCGGCAATAGACAAAGACCGAAAATCCTCCTCAAAAAGAGAGGCAGAGACAGGTATTCGGTACTATAACCATGAGAACGATATCATGAACAATCGTATCTTTTACGTGGACGACGAGGGGATACTACGAGAAGACAAATACGCTTCAAACGTTCGAATCCCACACGGCTTTTTCCCAGAAATTGTCGACCAAAAAACCCAATATTTATTATCTAACCCTGTTGAATACGAAACAGAAAACGAAGAACTTAAAGAGTATTTAGCAGAGTACTATAATTCAGAGTTTCAAGTTGTGCTGCAGGAACTTGTGGAAGGTTCGAGTCAAAAAGGCTTTGAGTATGTCTATGCAAGAACCAATGCGGAAGACCGGTTATGTTTTCAAGTAGCGGATAGTTTAAACGTATTTGGTGTATATAACGAATACAATGAATTACAGCGTATTTGCCGCCATTATGTCACTGAAATAGAGAAAGATGGAAAGACAGTTGATATCCATCACGCAGAGATATGGACTGACCAGAACGTTTATTTCTTTGTTGCTGAGGATAACA